TAGTTCCAGTTTTTTGCTTAATATAGCTTATAAACTGATACTTCTTACTCTTGTCATTATAAATGCAAATGCCAGGAGAATTAAGAGAAAAATCAACGGCTACGTAATTCACATTATTCTTTTACCGATTGCAGCACCTAAAGCAGCACCTACCAATCTAGAGGTTAATAAATCATATAAAACTCCCTTTTGAACACCTAACACCTTAGCTATAACTTTACCCACAGATTTACCTAAAGCAAATCCTGTTAAACCACCTAATATACTTCCAAGTATACCTTCGTTAGTCATTTCGTCATTAAATCTATCAATGTCATATGAACCATCTTCTAATTTATATTCTGATACAAATTCATCTATAGCTTCATCAACTTTAGATTCTAAATCATCAGTCCATTCACTTTGAAGACCTTCATTTAATATCTTTATTTCTTCGTCAGTAACGTTCTGTTCCTTAAGGTATTCTAAAAATGTTTTCATGTGTTATATATCAATCTAATTCTATTTTCAGATTAAGCTTATTATAAAAGAAGGTAACCTCAAATGTACTAAACTCTGCTATATTCTCTGAAAAATTTAAATTTAATTCGTTAATAGAATTCATAATAGGCTGTTCAAATACCATAGATGCCATACCTATACCTTCTGCATCCATAATTCTCATGGTTAAATTATCCGTAAATGGTCTTTCTGTTGATCTAGCGTAATAATATAAAAGCGTATCTAACATAATCCAGTAATTTATATAGCCGTCTAATAGCTGCATAGTTACTGTAAATTGTCTTTCGACTGTGTTTTGAATAGGAACAGCGCCTCTATGATATCTCGTAGTTCCATCGTTATCGGCTTGAGTAATTGGATCAAAACTAACTCCAGGTATATTTAAACCCTGAATAGAATAGTTTACAAAATCTATGGGCCTTTGCATTAAGTTGCCAGGCATCCTATTTAAATACTTAACATACTTATTAGCTACCTCTTCTGGCACAAAATTTCTAGGAAATCTAAATGAAAATAAATTATTTCTAGAGTTTAAAATCATTAATTAATGGTAAATTTTCCATGAGCAATTACAGTGTTATCTGATCCACTTTTAGAAGAAATATAAAAATGTTTATTTTGCATACCTCTAATTGCACTAGCATTAGCTTCATCAACTTTAAATAGAACTTCTCCTTTACCTAAATCAATATCCTTACTTCTTTGATAGTTGAATATTTTCTTAGTACCTCCATCTTCAAATGAAAGTATTATATCATCCGATCCTGTAAGAGAAATTTGATCTAAATCATCTCCGTTTTGTTTAGCTATATAAAATTTATAGTAAGTTGTAAAAGGAGGAACATAAATAGTAACGTCTCCACTAGACTGATAATTAGGAATTTCTAAATCTTCAATTTCAGTTGGAGGTAAATCAGGGTTATCATTACTAACAACAGATACGGGTACATTTGCTGCAACTATATTTGCAGTTTCTATAAAAGTTGGTACATATCTTGTTGACTTAGGTAAAGAATTATTTATTAAACCTCTAACTGCCCTATTTGCAGATAAATTAGGTAATGTATTATAGACTTCAGTAAGTTTAGTGGCTGAATTAATTCTAACACTTTGCATTCTTTTTGCATATTTAGCTGCTCTATCAAATGTTAAACTAGCTCTTTTGACTATTTGCGTACCATCTGTTTCATTGATAATTCTCATTACAACGTCTATGGAAAAATTAACGGCTACGTTTCCGTTAACTATAACTGGTCTAAACCAAATAGGAGTATCAAAATCTACAACTTGTGTAAATGTTGTATCGTATGTTTTAATTTGAGATATTCCAACCTGTTCATATACTTCAACTTCATATGCCACTACAATATCATCAGATGACGTGTTTATTCTATTTACGATGTATGCTTCAAATGCAGCAGCATCATTATCTTTTTCTCCATATATTTTAAAATAATCCCCATCATCAGCCTCTTCAACAACTACTGTAAAATCAGCATATTCATCTTCTCTACTTATACTAAATGTATTAGTCTCGGCAACATAGAAATAATTATAATCGTCTATATTTTCTAATCTATCAATAAGTTTAAAGCTTATTTCATAGTTAGATGTGGGGCTTAAATTAGACGTACCTTGAGTTTCATCTCCATAGAAAAAGTCTTCAAACTCAACGTTTTGATTAACTAGTGTAGGTACCTTTAAATTTACAAACTTAGTAAATAGCGTTTCACCTAATAAGAATGGTTTGGGATTAGAAACTTCATAGTTACTTTGATTTAAATAAACTAATTGAGTTAGATAGTTTTTAATACCGTTATCTCTTTCTGTTTTAACTTCAAACAAAAAGCCTTCATATCCTCTAGTTGCAAAAGAGAAACCAGCCCTTAAGTGAAGTCTAATAGAATCATATTTAATTTTATTGATGTTAGCTGTTGCATCATTTTGAGATGAAAGTAAATCAGCTTCATTAGATCCGTTCCAACCCGGGTAAGAATTAATATAGTTTAATGGCTGATCGTATAATCCTGTAACATCATATCCTAAAAGAGCATATCTTACGCTATCATCAACATGAGGTACCGCTTGAAATCTTCCTATTAAATGATTAATATCATTGCCAGTGTCTTCATCTGGCGTTGAAAATAGAGGGTTAGCTTTATCGGCTATGATTATTTTGCCTCCTATTAAGTCTTGATATGAATAATTTATAGTTCCATATATTGTTGGTATAAATGTACCTATTCCAACTGCACTTAAACTATATGTACCATAATTTGAATCAATTGTAAATAAACTAGGATCAGGCAAAGCATTTAAGTTAAACTTATAAGTTTTTCCAGCCTCAAGTAGAAGTGTTCTGCCTGCAAAATTCTCAATAGAAAGATACGTACCAGTAATAGTAACATCAAAATTGACTACATCACTACCAAGCTCACAAATCAAATGATTTACTTGTTCAGTATATGGGTCATTAAGATTTACCGTTAGTTTCTTTATTTCACTACCATTATCATCGACATCAATTTCATATAGGGTTGGATTACCTTGATCGTGATAAATGAATTCTAACAATACATCATCGTCTATCCTAAAGTATCTAGAAGATTGAGCCATTATTTTAGTTTTAATTTTTTTGGTGTCCAATACATACCTACGTTTAATGTTGGACCTAGCTTAAACGTTCCTTCACCTATATAATTTATACCATATCCCACACCTAATCCAAACCCTAAAGATCCACTATTAGATATATAATCGTCTATTTCTTTAGCTCTTAATTTTGAATTAACTAAGTTTATGTTTTCTATATCAGATATAGTAATTCCAGGATAATCTGTAGAAATTAACAAACTAGGTCCTTCATCTTCCACATCATCTAATATAGCCTTTAATCTTATTGTTTGATTTAAATTAATTTCAGTAGATGTAACGCTTGGATCACCTTCCCCTATAGAAACAATAGTATTACCATATATAAATCTTGAATTACCTTCGCTATATAAATTATATTTAGCAAAGCTAACATCTATCGTCGTATCATTAATTTGTTTAGCTTTAGATTCAGCTAATAATTCTTCGGTTAGCTCTAAATCAGCCTTTAATATTGAATTAATACCCCGTAATTTCTTATAATTACTAGTTAGGTCTTCATATTTTTTTAGTAATTCTCTTTCTGCATCCTTTAGATTTTGAATATCAAATTCATAAGACTTGACAGTGGATACAAGTGTACCATTATCAAATTTAATAAGTCTTAAGCTATCTTCTGATGCTTTTCTATTGTTAATCTCTCTTTCTACTCTTTCTTTTTCAAGTTGAATATCCCTTTTTAAACGACGTGATTGGTTACATTGCAAGAAAAGTATTGCAATGAGTAAAGTAACTAAGCCTATGCCGTATTTGTCGTTTCTTTTTTTCATTTTTAGTCTCCTCCTCCTAGATTAACGGTCCCTGATCCACCATCAATAGAATCGTTAAAAGAAATGTTTGATTGCCAAGTAGACTTACTATCGCAGAAATAAGTAAAATTAAAATTAGAGTATATCCACTCACCAGGATCAAGATTTACACTTACAATGTCACTTACTTTTATACTTGTATTACTTCCTTCAATACTGGTAACAAATAATTCACCATAACCATTACCTGATTTAAACTTAATTTTAGTTTGTTTATCAGCCGCTCCAGAAATAGTTGATAAATTTATGTTCTCGTGCGTAAAATCACTAATAACTTGGTTATTAACCGAAGGTAATCTTCTATACATTTCAGGTATATTTAAAGAAATAGGTACACTTTCTAATTCGGTATCATTCCAGTATTTTGATTCATCCGTTGTTGCACCAAACGTTTGTTGGAAATAAGTACCAGGATATGTATCATAATCATTTCCATTTTCATTTGAATCAAATGTAAATGGCTTCCAAACTAATCTAACATTGACATGAACCAAGTTACCTATCTTTTGATATGAAACTTCAGAATTATCATTTATTAGAGTTAATAATCTACCGGTTGGATCATTAGATCCTTCATCGGCTGCAGCGCTGACGGATGCTGCAAATTGTAAACCAGAAGTTTCGTTTCCTTCTCCTACTAAACCGCTAGTTGGAACGGTATACATAAATATTTGATTAGTCAAATAAGGGGTATCTCCATTGGTTAAACCAGGAAAGTTACCGTCTGAAAAACCGAAATCATTGGGTTGTACTAAGTTTTCTAATTCAAAAAATCCAGGAGCTCTATAAAAATAGTCACTTAATGTTCTATCTGAAATATTAGTATCGTAATTAACAGCAGATCCACCGGTTGGCGAATCCGTGTTAGTTGCTGCCGGTCCTTCTTTAAATGAAAGACCCTTGCCGTCTTCTATAATATGTAAGTTTTCTCTAGCAAAAATAGTTTTGTTAACTAGTATTGTCGGTACAGTTATATTAGATGCTGATTGAGCCTTTAATGAAAATTGAGTACCTCCAATCCTTAAATAATTATCATTATTTGATACAAATTCTATTTTGTCATTATCGTTTGATATAGGTAAAGATATGTAAGTATCTCCATCAGCATCTGTTAGCTGTCTTAAGTTTAACCATTTAGCGCCATCAAACGTATTTTCATAATAAGCTTCATATTGACCTGACGTAGAATTATATCTTATATTTCCACCGGATAAATCAGATTCTGCAATATTATCTCTTTCACTTGTAGTTCCTTTAGATACTCTAGTAAATCCTGTACCTTGTACTAAAAGATCAGCATCGACAACATGAACTCTATCGTTAAAATACGATTGTGTTCCAACTTCAGTGTTAAACCCTCTATCCGGTGAAATTACTAAAGTTTTATTAGAAGATAGTGTTATATCACCTTTATCTGGTTCATTTGAAGTTGCGTTTAAATCGATATCATTAAAACTTAGTTCTAATTTAGTATTTAAAGAATCGTTTACATCGCCCTTTTGAATATGATAGATAACTCCACCATAATCTGAACTTGCATCACCTCTAATGACTAATTCATGAGGATTACCATCAATCGTAATCTTGATATTATTTTCAAACGGATCGCTTTTACCAACTACTAACGATGCTCTAGTTGTAGTATCTCCATCTGAATTGTTACTATCATCAAATGCTGGATCACCGATATAAACAGAAGCCGGTTGAGGTTTTCCAAATAAGTTAGGTTTAATTATAATTGCATCATAATCAGCATTATTTACACCGGTAACCGAATCATGTGATATGGGTGTCCATCCATCGGTGCCGTCGTTACCATCAGCTCCATCATTACCTGCAATACCAGTTGGGCCTATAGCGCCTTGAGCACCGGTTGGGCCGGCTGGACCAATAAAACCTTGTGATCCAATTGGTCCTCTTTGACCGCCCAGCGCCACAATTTGATCAAAATTATAATTAATTTTGTCTATCCTAATTTGATTAGTATCATCTACAAATATTTCCTTTAAATTTATAGGCATTTTATTGTTTTATTTTTACAACTGGTCGCATAACATAAGAATATCCTAAACTCTTATTATATATCAATCTAAAATTAACAGGTCTTTGCTTATGTTGTACTAAAGTATAATTTATGTCTATTTCAAATCCTCCATTATTAATTTGATCTAAAGATTCAACTGGGTTTAATTGAGTTATTTCACTTTGTGTTTTTCTAACATAAAGCTCTACTTCATCTATGGAAAATAATGAAACTAAATTATTGTTAACATAAGATTTCACGTCATCTGATAAATCGGTTTTATTTTGAAATGAAGCGTCTTCAGAAACATATTTTTTAATTTCATTTGCCACTCCTATGTCTGACAATACATCCGATATTAAATCCGTCATATAAAAATCTATATAAACCTTTTCAGAATCTTCGGCAAAGACAACGTTAGTTGTATGAGAATTATTTTTTAGTATACGATCTAAATTTTCAAAAGTACCTACGTTTGAAAAGGTAAAAGAAGTAATAGTATATGATTCTTTTAATTTCATAACAGTAGATGCCAAATAAGACCTTGATTCTACGGTTGACAGAGTTCCAGGTGCAGAATTAAACTCTCCTCCTGCCAATGCAGTTCTGTAGTAGTCTTGTTCCCAAGAAGACCTAAACACGTTAACATCCTTTTTATCAATTGCTATTTCTCCTATTAAAGGATATTGAGGTAAAAACTCACTACTTTCACTAAGCTTGGTTACACCAGTAGAATTATCTTCATTAACTTTATGGTAAAAATGATTTTTAATTATACCCCAATTCGAATCGTGCATGCCATCGTCAGAAATAAATCCTAAATTGAACGCAACATTAGTTCTATTATATTTACGATAATAAGATTCTGCTCTATGCACATCTCTAGGTCCATCTGAGTTTGGACTAGTTTCTTCGTTTACATAAAAATAAGGATGCTTATAAAATTTATTCTTAAACAATTTTTCTTCTAAGAATGCATTTTTAACGTAATTTCTATTTACCTTAAAATGAGTGTACATGTCAGTAAATGTAACAATAGGCTTTAAATCGTAGTCATAATGCCCAGAGTGTCTAATTAAGAAGGGGTAATAATTATTAGATTCTTCTAATACATATCCTATATTTCCTTTAGATAAACTATAGCTTTTAGGCCTATTAATATCTGCTGTTGCCACTAATTTAGAATTTCTAACTATTTCCTTTCCATCGTCAATTGTCATGACAAACCTATTTGTTAACTCTTGGCCATCTTTAGTTATCGTAGTATACTTGATTAAGGGATTATATCCATTTATCATATCTACAATATTATTAATAGATAAATTAGACAATAATTGATTGTGATTATTGGCTCCTCCGCCAACATAAACGTATTCGGCAATTTCCTGTAAAGATAAAGGAACATATACTGGATTTATAACATTTCCTTGGCCATCTGTTGGAAACCCTTCTACTACTATTTGACTATCAGACAATACGCTAATTATCTGTAAATAATATATTATTGGATCTCCATTAGAATCATCTATTTGATAATCTATTTCTAATTGACCATATGTCCCATCTGGACCGGGCGCAATTTGAGTTAAGAAATCCGGAGATGTACCATCAAAGTGATCTATGCCTGATATAATATATGGACCAGGTTGATTAAAATCTATAGTGCTTATATCTAATGCGCCATTTATCTTTACATCATCATTAATATATTCATCTCCAACTGATTGTAATTGGTTTGAAAGCAAATATGCTAATTTTCTATTTAATGTATTACCGACATATACCTCATCTAAGTTGACATTTATAAAGAAAATAACGTAGTTGAATTTATCATTCTTTATAATTTCATAATTAATAGAATTATTAGGTTGACCCGTTTTAAAATCTACTACAACAGAAAATTTATATTCATTAAATGAGCTATCCTTTAAAAATTCAGAAGGTATTTCCTTTGTAAATTCTTTTCTGTTTTTAAATGTAAATTTAAGACCCTTAAATATTGTAGAAGAAAAATCTATTTCACTTCCGCCTCTAGAAAAGGTATATTTAATATTACGATTAGTTTTTATAAATGCTTCAAACTTATTCAAATCTTCTGTATTTACACTAATAAATCCTTTAGGCACAGAATCATAAGAATAACTAATATATCCAGAAGTAAGAGTCGTGTACTTACCATATGGTGTACCTGCTATAATTTCATAAACATATTCTCCAACTCCGTTTGTTTCAATAGAAAATAAAGTAGGATTTTCCAAACTAGATAAATTAAATAAGTAAGTTTCTCCTACAACGAATTTCAAGCTAACACTAATTTCATCATTAATTAAAAGATTATCGCCAGATTTAGTAACCACATAGATTTGAGAATCATCGGGGTCTACAGAAACATCAAAGCCTTCACTAACCATAAAATTATTAAAGTAATCATTATCTATTGATTTAAATAAATCTTTAGTTAAGTTAAATCCATTTATGTAGTTAATATAGCTAAACGTATCATTTAACATGTAGTGTTTTAAATAAGAAGGCTTATTAAGTATATAAAACCATTCATGAGAAAAAGAAGAAGCATTTCTTCCTTCTATTGTAATGTCGGGTGCAAAATTAGTCCTTCCGAAAGCTTCATTTACGTTTAAATAATATGGCTGATCTCTAACAGTTTTGGTATCCTTTAATACCCATTTGTTTATATTAGGTACTATTCTAGAATTTGTAGAAAACTCTTTAAGTTGATTTTCTTTTAATCTATCAAATTCAGAATATATCTTTTCAGTAGATTCTTCAGTTGGAGATTCAGGTTTTAAGACTGGCGTTAAATTAGCAAAGAAATTATCGGGGGTAAGATAATAGCTGTAATCTATAATACCTTCTAACGCATTAGCAATTGATTCTTGATCAGTGTTTGATTCAAATATAGCTTCATTTGCTGGGACATAATTAGTATTTTCATAAGTCTCATACTTAAGTTCTTTTAAATCTGAATTTGAAGTATCGTAAAAATCAAAACCCAAATCATACATGTCATATGCTGATAAAAGCCCTATTTCAGCCTCGTATTCTGAAAAAACTTTAAATTCTCCACTGCCTAATACGTGTCTAATTTTAAATACTACCTTTAAGTAATCACCCTTTAAATCATTTATATTTTCAACTATATCTATTACTTGATTATAAATTGAAAGAGATTTAGTATTAATGTAATCACCTATGTTTATTCCACCGACCGAATCTTTAGAAATTAAAACTGATCTACCATCTGAATGACCGCCTATCATATAATATGCAGACCAATTTAATAAAATATCTTCATGTACGTCTAATTTATTCGATTCATCTAGATTTGATATATTACAAAATTGATTAGGATTATCATTCTTTAAAAGAACACAAAACCTTCTAGTATCATATCCTATATTTTGATTTGCATATACATAAATAGAATCTTTAAAATTAATAGTATCTAATCCGTTTTTATCTTTAATTGCAGAAGACAAAGCAATTAATACATCATTAGTCGTACCTAAATTTGAAAATCTTGACCCATCAAATCTACCTTTTGGAATGGAATCGTCGGCGGTTAATATATTTTCTAATAAATTAAAGTGAGTATAGTTTTCAAATGTCTTTAATACACACGCTGGATTGTTAGAAGTTATATTTAAACCGTGGTCTGAAAAAGATCTATATTTTTCCTTTATAAATAATACATTATTTTCTATATCAATTGTAAAATAATTGTCAGCTTCAATTGAAGTTTTAATATTATTTAAGGCTTCTTCTACACTTGTCCCGGTATTTATGACATATTGTTGAGAAGATGGATACGATACATTAACAGTTATATTAGTGTTAGATATGTAATTAATAAATTCAACACAATAAGATTGTTGTTTTATTTCGGGCACAGCTATTCTACATCCATTGCTGGGTATATCAGTTATTTGTATTTTAACGAAATCATATCCAACCCCTGAATTTTCTAATAAAGAAACAACTCTATTTGTATCCTTTATTCCTACAAATCTATTTATAGAATCTCCGTTGTCTTGTATCTTAAGTGTATAGTTATTTGCATCCCATCCTGCACCATTTAATATATTATGATAGTGTGAATCACATTTAACGTAACCTAAAATAGGTATATCTCTCATCATTTGACTAGAAGGTATAGCAAACTTGGAACCATCAAATAAAGAACCCTCTAAATTGTCATAGAACATATATGATGTTAAGTTTTTAAACTTAATTAAGCCGTTATTTACTCTTTGAATAACGCCTCTTCCTGTTGGAATTTCATCAACATATAGGCCAAAGTATCTATTAACCGAATAATCTTCAGCATCATTATCATCAAACATAAATTCTAAGTTTAGAATATCTGCAGATACTACTCTATTTCTTTTAAATCCGTCGGTAATAAAATCGTTGGCTTCAATAAGAGGCTTATCAGTATTCACAAAGTCTTTGTAGATATATTCTCCCTTACTAGTAAAGCCGCCTTTAACCAAGTCTATACCATTATAAAAGGTTTGTTCATTTTTTTCAAAGGAAACAGTAAGAGGAGATGATTTAAATTCCTCGTTAAAAACATGATTTCTAATATAACTGCCCAAATTAGACGTTTCACTTAAGTCAAACACTTTTATGATCGTAGCATTTGCCAATAATTCGTTTATTCTAGTTTGTTTATCTAATGCACTATCGCTTAATTCTTGAGTTTGTTTCGGGGAATTAACGCGATATATCACAAACTTTTTAGGAATATTAGTATCTAGTTTAATAGGAGCAAAAATTCTAAAATTTTCATCGTATAATTTAGACTTATTAAATCTTACTCCATATTGATACTCATCCTCAAATTGTAAATCATATGTTTCTAAAACCGAAAAGTCAGATGATATTCTTTTTGTTTCATACACCATATCATATGGTGTTTTATTATCATTAAAAAATCTAGATACATCATATACATATAGACCGCTTTTACTTATACCATATCTCTTATACCTAGAATCCGCAAGCTCTTTATTAGCGTTTATAGATTCTAAATATATTTCATCATTGGAAGACGTAACTAACTTTACGTTTCCAGTAAGCCTAGGATTTGTTCTTAATAATGGCTTAGAAACATTATGTAAATTATAATTTTTTTCTAAATCAAATCTAGGAGATACATCTTCTATTTCTGTGCCATCATTAAACTCAGGAAATGTAAAAGAACCAGAAGCATTTGAAAAATCAATACAATTTTGACAATATGGCTCGCTATTAAAATAATATATGACACCTTCGCTTAGTATGCCTATTGTGCCTGCACTAACATATTCTGTATTTCCAATAGAATATCCAAGTTCATTCATTGATAACATTGCCAATGAAGGATCCATTGCATATATTATACCTATTAATTTTTTACAACCAAATTTAAGGTCTAAAGAATCTAAACTAAAAAAAGTAGAATTAAACCCTATTTCCTCCTTAAGATCCCACATATGACCAGATTGGGTATCCGATATGTTAGTGTGTGCACCTGCAACTATATAATTGCTATAAACTCCGTTTATTGGTATACATGAAGTAAAGACATAATATGCTAATAATTCACCATCATCTCCTATATTCGTAGTATTATTAATTTGAAAACCTGAATCAGAAGGAAATAAATTATCATTAGGCGTTAAATTACACTGTATTTCGCTTTCTATAAATGAAGATGTTTCTTGGCCTTGGGCATTAAGTCCTATCCAATTACCTCCAGTTCCATCAACGTTATTTACCCACTTATAATAATAAGATAAATCATCAGAATATGAATCAGTATCTAACGCATTAGTTAGTTGAAGGTCTGTATATAAATTTACGCCGTACTGAACTATTTGATGAATATCAAAATTTAGATCAGGGTGTAAACTATAATAATAATTAGAAGTAACTGGAGTCTTTTGTCTATAACACCATTCATCACTAAAATCATAATCAGGATATAAAGTGCCCCAAACTCCTGTACTTCCAGTTATACTATATAAAGAAATTTGTTGTAAATTGCCTTCACATATAAACGGTAAACTATATTCACTAGAAATAGTAATAAGATCTCTACCTCTCCAAGGGTTATTACTTTGTTGTGCTAAAGCACTACTAAAGTTATAACAAATTCCGGTTTGATCCCCGTAAAATCCGCTATCCAATAAAAGACTAGGTATATCGTAATATGCTGGGTTACTTTGACTATTAATATAAATAGGAATTTGATTAGAAATAATCTCATTAAGTGTTAAATCAGGTGGATTTCCACCCTGAGAAGAATCCCATAGTATGTTAAGATATTGACATGTTATTGTATTTTGTGCCTGATTGTTTACGGTTATACTGCAATAACCGGCCTCGGTATTTGAATAAATTAAATCAATTGTTTTTACCTGCGATATAGAAATACCGTCTACGTTACAATAAATTGCTACGGAATTTTGATCTACAAGAGAATAAGTTTGAGAAGAACCAAAGGAATACCAACCTGAAATTGTATACCCTGTAGTTGTTGGAGGTTCTTCTAATAAATAAATAAAATATCTATTATCATCTAACCCATACGCACCTTGACCCGCATGTATAAGCTGCCAATACTCTGGTAAAACTTCAATTGGTAAATCTACATTGCTATAATAAATAGGTTCTTGAGCCCTCATAAGCTCTTCAAAGGTATCATAATCAGAATTACTTGTATAAAATATTCTAATTTCTTCGCCTATAGAACAAAATGAATTGCTATTAGAATCAACCTCTATGTTTGCTTCAATTGTAGAAGCGTGTTTGACAAAAAATTCTTTAACTGGAAGATTAGGTGCAACTACTTGAGTACAAATAAATTCTTCCCAATTCATAGTGAATGAATTTTGAAGACCTTGAGCTTCATAAATAAAGACGTCATTATTTGTACTAGGGAAAGATTGATCCGCAAAATACCCTGTAGTTAATTGGTTGCCATCTCCATCCATTAAAGGTATTCCTCCTTCAGCTATTTCTGCTAATGTAGCTCCGGGAGGTACATCTTCTGTCGGAAAATAACTTATATTGGAAAGAGGTATTGTACCTATACTGAAATTGCATGGTATTCCGTTTACTGGTACTATTTTTTGATAAACTTGGCCAGGGATTCCTGTAAAATTTACATATACCGCATTTATAGGCGAAACGTTTCTACTCTGTAAATCGTTCTCTATTCCACCGAGTGGTGTAAATATAGTATATGTCTCCCAATTATAATTAGTATTGTGTAAGCTGACGCTCGGAGGGGGATTATAACTATATACCACCGCGATCTCATTATCAGCTGGATCAAATGTTAAAGCTGGAAATGGATTATCACTATATTTACCGGGAGCTGCCTCTTGGGTACACGCGTTATTATAGTATAGAAAAACTCCAGCCTCTGCCAATTGATTCAAATCCCACAACGGATTCGCGCATCCGGGTCCTCCAGAAAATGAAGCAGCCTCTAATTCTATACCCCCAGTAGTAGATAAACCTATAACGGTCGTATAAGTCGTATTGCAATCTACAAGATTTGGATTAACACTACTCTCAAGTCTATAATAATAAATTAATGGTCCATCAGAAGTAGGAAATTCATCTGCATTTCCCTGATTTAAACTTAAACCGTCATGTGGTTTGTAATAAAGCTGTATACTTTTAGTAACGAAGTTTGGCATCCTATAAATAGACTATTTTAATATACTAATCTCGTAGTATATATCTAACCCTCTTTAAGCAGATAGAGTAGCAGCCTTCACAGAATTTTGATTAGATCCTTGTGCCTTATATTTTGCAAAAACTTCTAAATCAAATGAAAATTGATTGTCATTTGAATCAAAAATATCTAAGCCTATCTTTTTAGAATAAGTAATATTAGTTAGATTCTTAGATAGAATTCCGCCTACTCTACCTATATCACTAGTTGGATTATTACCTGAAAAATCAGTCATTCTATATTGAAAAACTATATCAATAGATATGGCATTATTTTCACCTTCAGAAACTCTTTTTGCCGCAAATTTATTATCTCCATCTACTAATAAAGAATTAGGATTTATAGGAGACATAAATAAGAAAGATCCACAAGATCTACCGCCTAATAAATATTGGTCATTTGCATCAAATGAAGTCTTTATAGTTCTAGCAACATTTTCATCGTATCTGTACGCTAATTGTTTTAAATTATTAGAATCCGAAGATTGTAACGTTGCAGTCTTTGGCATAGAAAATATCATACTATCCGTTGTAGCGATTACAGCAGAATACATATTTAATGTCGTTATTTGATATGGAGTAATTGATAAATCTAAATTTTGCATAGTAGAAATATATCCACTAAATAAATTTAATAAATCCGGATGTGCTTTATGAAGGAATAATCCATTATCATAATCACTAGGGTTTAAAGAAGTAGTTTCAGTTACATCAATATGTTCGTTAGAATCATTTGGATTTGCCGCTATATTATTGGTATAAAATAAATATTGAGTTGATGGATCCAAAGGATCTGCTCCGTTGTAGGTGATAGCCTTATTTCTACCGAAAGTTCCTGACCATATAAACGCATTGCTAGTAGCATCTCCAGAAACAGGTAAAGTATTAACCGTATTGGAGTCGTATATAGAATAACTTAATTCATATTCATAATCCGAAAATTTATCAGAAGTTTCGCTTGTAATAACCGATTCTTTTAAATAAAGAGGAGATTCATTAGCAATATCCATATATCTTGAATAAATAAATTGACCTCTACGTTGAATAGATTGATATGGTGAATTACTAGTAAATTGTGTTTCAGATTCTTCGCCTAAAGACTGATATTGTATTGGCACCATGTCATATTTAGCCTCAGTTCTATAATAATTATCATCTATTATTTTAGCATCTATAGCTCCAGTTGGATTAAATCCAAAACCATTATCTATTGATGGATCAGTCGATTTATAAACAGGTAAAGTTCTATCTCCTATTATTCTAGCAACAAGTTCTAATGTGGTTGATTTTGTGTTATTAAGTAAAAGCTTAAATGTTTTTGTAACAATATGACCTTTCTTTATGTTTAAATCAGCCACTTCTTCTGTATAATAACCAGCAAATATTTTATTGTTAGTATTTTTCTTTATCTCGGTAATTGTTCCATCTTCAGCAACTAATGTTACAGACAATTCTCCTCTTATGTTGGCAATAGTCTCTTCTAGTCCTGCTAATCTCGATTGCATTTCACTTAGTTTATCAAATAGAGAAACTGGATTTTGTTCCGGAGATAAAAAGCCAGAAGCAATTGTATTAGAAGTGTGAGAAAAATAATTTTCATTAGCTGAAAAAGAATCTGCAATGTGTGAGTAAACACCAGCCGCTTCAAGCTCTTCTAACAATTTTACTCTTGCAACTTCATTAGCATTTTCTTCAACCAGATTTACAATGCTAACATCATCTAGTTCTCCTTCTGGAAAAACAACTCTAATAATATCAGACCATTCTGATTCAAGAGGATTACTTGGCCATCCAGCTTCAGAAATAGATTTAATTTTAAATTCTACAACTTCTCCTGAAGTAATAGGAATATCCAACTGATTAAAATTAACTTCTTGTCCGTCTTCTACTGCACTATTAGACCAGTAAAACTTTCCTTCTTCATCTCTTAATCTAGCTCTAACAGGAGTTTCGTATTCATTCCAGTTGCTAAATACACCCGTTCTAGTATTACCATTTTCATCGAATGAAATTTGTGCAATTTCAGAGGTTTTACCAGAAGTAGACAAATATCGGTATTGTACTTTAAATTTTACAACTTCTTGTGGTATAGTCTCAGCAACTAACTTGGGTTCAGGAATAGACCAGAATCCTCTGATTCTGTATTTAGGTTCGATCTTAGTTAGTTGAGCGTCAGATGCAGATGACTGAATCTGGCTTACAATAGAGCTATACAGCTTAGCCTCAGATGCTCTCTCATTAATTAATGAAGTTAATTCGTTTTTATCTCTATCTCTTTCAATGGTTGACTTATATTTCTTTGTAGAAATTAAAGACCTCTTTTTAGCAATAGTATCATCTAACTTTTTAATAGTAGAATCTGCACTTACCTTATCAGCTGTTAATTTTTTAACCTTAAGCGCGGCGTCGTTTTCCGTTAAATGCTTATTTATTTGAACAACTTTAAAGTTTTCTTCAAAAATTTCAGGAACATTTGGTGCGACTCCTAGTGTAGAAGGCGGAATTGGATCGTCCTTTAGCGCTTTTATAAATTGACCAAAGTCAGCTACGTTTTGCTTATAATAATTTGCAAGAGTTATTGTTTCTCCTGACTCCATGGTTAATGTCAACTCATTAGAGTAAATACCTGCACCTGGAGACCAATTTTCAGCTATAATCTTAGAATTAGGATCAATAGGCTTAAAGAAAACTACAAATCTTTCATCAAATCCTACATTTATTTGAATATTTACTTGGGTATCGTTAGCCTTGTAAATAGACAAAATATCTGCGCCTATTTTAATAGCTTCATATCCCTCTATAATGTCTAATTCAACCTGTCTAGTTTCAGTATAAATTGTTTTAACTTTATACTTGGTGCTTCTTCTAATGGTATTAACAATTAACTCATCTCCGACTTTCATAAACTCAGTGTCCTTTAAGTCTTTATCAGTATCAGTATATGTTAATTTATCAAGCGTATATAGTTTTATAGTCTGCCTAGTTTCTTGACCCTCTACAATGATTGTCTTTTGAATAGTATCTATAGAAGTAACATCAAATTTACCATAATACAAGGTGTTTCTATACGGCATATCTCTGACTTCTTCGTCGACATAAAATGGAATATTATCAAACGCTATTGCATTGATTAAATCATTATAATTAATGTCATCTAGTCCCTTGTAGTTTTCATCAAAAAATTGAGCTGCAAAATCAAAAGATCCGTCAATGACAATGCGTTTAACTAAAACTCTTTCAGTATCCGTAGGAATTTGATTACTAACATCAAATGAAGTTGTCAATAAAGGAGTTAAAAAGTCTTCAAAGAAATTATTTGATTTAGTTTCAAATTCGAATGGCCTATTTATATTCGTAATATCAGCCGCTGGGGTTTTAAGGCTTGACTTTAGTATCTTTTGATAGCTGCCATCTGCAAGCCTAACTTTAGCAGTTCCATCTGTTAAGCCAGAAAGAGCTTTAATATTATGGTCTAATCTCTTTAACTCACGGTTCATATAACCAAATGCAGGAACATAAACCGTTTTAGTGCCGCCATCTTCTGTTAAGATATCTAACGGTACTGTTTCTCTATCCGAGATTACGGCTTCGTTTATACGCTCAAATGCATTTAGAGTATTAGTATTAATCTCTAAAAACTGTTTAATTATTGTAGAAAGTGAGTTGTTTGTATTCATCGTAAAATATCTACCTCAAAAATATAATTTATAGGATCTATGCATGTAACTTCAAAATATGGCTTATTTGATAAAAGCATAGAAGGGCGTATAACCTGTCCAACTATTTTGTCAAAATTAGTAGCCTTACTAGTTCTAATATAAATATCACTCTCTGAAACATTTATTGTTTCAAAAGAAATCTTTACAACTTGGCCTTGTTTCCATGCATTTTTTCCATCATCAATGTATATATTTAAATCTGCATTTAACTCAGGTATATCTTGACCGCTATTTATGTTAGTATTTCCTACTATTTTATCAATAAAACTAATTCTATTTGTATATGGTCTTAGTTGAGCCCAAATACCAAACTCACTTGCTCCAGATCCAGATTCTCCTGGATTAAAGGTATTAGTGATGCTTAAAACTTCACCGGTTCTTTCACCTACATTTATATCCCATTTGAATAGCGGATTATTATGATAACCATAAACTGTATTATTAACCTTAATCTTGTTAGGTACACTTTTATCAACCTCAGTGCCTATTCCATTAAAAATTACATTAGTGTTATATTGAAGTTCTACTGGAACCGTTCCATCTAATAATGTATTGAGTTTATTGTGGGCTTTAGTAATTAATTTTAAAAGAGAATCTGAATCTTGAAGAGAAATAGAAGCATTGTTAAAACTATCTTCTAAATCATTAATTCTAGCTACAATCTCATCTCTTTCTTCGCCAGCCAATACTATTCTTTCTAAATCTTCTAATCTATTAGCTAATCCTCCATATAAATCATTAGCTCTCAATAATAGATCAGTTGCATGTTCAAGGGCAGTTGTTGTGTCCAAGAACAAATCCATCGAGAAAGTTGTAAAATCATTAATATTAGTTTCAACCCCAACGTTATCCAATGATGTATTAAACTTTAAATTAAGTTTTAATGAAAATGCATTACCGTTAAGGCCGGTAACTTCGTTTGGTTTAAACTTAAGCTGCTCATGTATTTTAGAGCCTATGCCAAAATTACCCCCGATATTATCTAAAATTAATATACCGTATAAATTAGTGGCTCTGTTTACAGGGGTAGATACACTAAATAAATCATAATAAACTAAAACTGCATTGAATCTAAAATCTTGCCCCTTTTTAGCATAATCATTTAATGTGCTAACCTTAGTATCGTTAGCTATACCGTGATACGATAGCGGTTCAAAATCAATATGTACGCTATCTGTTGCATTTGTATTTATATCATAATATGGTCCATTTGCATTAGCTCCCACATCAACGATAGAATCTAGTGTCAAGTTAGGATCAGGATGAGATTGACCTCCTCTACCAGATAATGTATTTTCAGCATACATTTTAGTAGCCGTTGTATTATAATTTCCTGGATTAAATAAAACAGTAGGTGTATTTCCCACTGCAGATGGTACGTTAATATAAACCTCATGGTATGTATTACCCTTATATGCTATATCATTTTCTGCATCTATAGACCCCAAATACTTAACTACTCTTTCATAATCTTGACCAGTATTAGAAGCATTTGCTACCTCAGTATAATGCGTACCAGATGTAGATTCAGATGAATCACTAGATTTAAATCTAATTGCACCTAGCCCTGAAAGCCATTTAAATAATATTTTTTCGGCATCAGATTGAAGTAAAACTGGATCGTGGTCATCATCTTGTAAAAGAAGCTCTTCTAAATTTAACGCATAACTTTGAAAAGATTGAGCAAATTCAACATTGGCTTCAGAATCGGCTAAATATTGACTACCAGATGCTGCAACTTGATTAGTTAAATTAATAGTATTTAAACCATTAACAGGAGTTGTAAAATCAGGTAAATCTAAAAGGGCGAATTTACTAAATTCAAACTTAATATCAGGGTTGTTAAATGCACGGGTTATGTCTTTTGCAGCAGATGCAAAGGCATACATAGTGCCACCCTGTGGCTGTGGTATCCTAATTAAAGATGTTGCCATATTAAGTTAATTTAATTAAAGTGTAATTGTTGCACCAACGTGAGAAATGATATACCATTTTTGTCCAGTAAATCTTAACGTAACGGTTGAATTAACGTTATCTAAACTTAAACTTTGTGCACCTAAAACAGTAGATGAAATCTGAATAGAGCCTGCGGCCTCATTTACTAGTGTAATTTCCTGACCTTCTAAGCCTGGAGTTAAAATAATACCACCGTTTATAATATACGTTGTAAATTCTCCAGACGTTGGATCTATAGTGCTAGCACCTAATGGAGAAGCAGCAGTTCCATTAATACCATTTTTAATTAATCTACCACCTAATGTTATTTCTTTATCAATTTGGGTGCTTACCCCTATTTGAAAAACATTAGCATTAGCTTCTGCAATTAAAGTACCTCCATTTATAATTGTCATAGCTTCTGTTTCAACACCGCTTAGATTGGTTATAATAGAGGTTGTAGTATCTAGCAGTGTAGTAACATCTGCCATTTCATTATTTAACGAAGAGAAATTACCATTAATAGTAATTCTAGACGAAGATAGGGAATCAGTTCCCAAGATTTCAGTAATATTAGCCATTTTACGTTATTTTACTTTTAGCATATTTCTTTCGATAGAGTTTACATTACCATTTGTATCTTCCACATCCAGTCGTATTGTATAATAACCAGGATATTGAAAGATATATGTTAACCACATATCATCATAGTATATATCATTCGCTTCTGAGCTAATGCTATTGTTTATAGTCCACGTGTGACTCTTAGCACCTGCCATTTTTGTTATATCAGACGATATGGTTAAATGTGTTGATCTTTCTACTTCAGCAAAGTCTCTAAACACTCTTACGTTATCAAACGTAGGGTTATTATGAACACAATTTAGTTTGCCCTTTACTGCATTCGCTATCTCATTCCCGTTTACATCAAGAACATAAACGTCATCAAAATCATTAAATCTAGAATAATTCTTTCCAACCGCTAATATGTTAGCAGCCAATATATTTTGTAAAGGAATATCGTCTGTGTCGTCGGGACTAGGTCCACCTCCATCTGCTACATTACCGTCTTCATCGCCATCAACTGGTAACCACTCTCCAGTATAGTTCACTGTACCGTCTCCATTTGAATCAACATATATTACATTATAATTAAATTTATTAATTACCAAATCTTCAGATGCATTAAGCTCGTCTGCTATTTGCTGCCATGCCAATAAATCTTGAGGTCCAGTGGGAGTAATTGAGGAAGTATATTCCCCTAAAGAAATCTCGCCAGTTGATGGGTTAGTGTGTACAATGTTTAAAGTATTTCCAGCGTTTAAAGATATAATCTTAAAAGAAGCTGTAAGGTCCATGCCTACTACTGTTGCATCCCACCAATTATGTTTACCATCGTTCCATCTAAATGAACAATTATCCCATTGATATGGTCCGGAGGTTTCAGAATAGCCGCTATCTGAATATATGTCTAAATATCTTTTAACCATAGAGGTATTAACACTATGCGAATCATCATGAAGATAGTTCGCCCTATCCATACTTAAATAGAATGTAGATAAAATATCACTTGTATATTGAGAATTATTTAATGGCATTTTCCAAATTCCACCGGTAGAATTCCAATTAATATCGGCATTCATCCAATTCATTTCTTCCATCCACTTGTAAATACCATAAATTTCTACATCTTTTAACTTAACATCAATTTCATCAGGTCTATATTCATAAGATCTGTGACCGAATAAATCATACGTTCTCATTTCAACGCTATATTTACCATTATATGGCAAAGCAATCGGAAAAACTAAAAAATCATCAATAGGTCCTCTAAAGGCCTTGTTGTACCCTCTAGGTCCTTTTATTTCCCATTCTATTTCATAAACCCAACGCTTCCACCAATCTTTCCAAGTTACTAGTAAAGACGCATTTGGATCAAGAGCATCATTCCAATTAAAATCAGCATCATCCCATGTATATGTAAATGTCTCTGTTCCATCTAAAGTTATTGGACATCCAATTGGAATATCTTGGTTAAATGTATCTAGCGGCTCCTGTAAATAATCTCTATAAAAATTGTGATACTGTTCCTTTAAAATAGAACGAAGCCCTTGAGTAACTACTTCACCATTAGAATCTCGCACATCTCCACTTAAGTCTCCATATTCATCAAATTCGGTATTTAGTAATATATTATATGAATCTGTCAATGTAGTATCGGTATCATCATATATGTTACTTAAAACTAATGCAAAATCTTCAATATACAAATTTCTATTTTTGGGTAAAACATCAAACTTAATATCGTGACCTTCACTAAAGAACGCGATATTATTTTGATTATTCCAAACGTTCATACTTTTTTGCGCAAAGAAATCTCCTTCTCCAACGATATCAACTATCTTGGCGTTTAATGGAAGATACTCCCTTTGCAGTTTGTTCTTTAATCCGTATAGTTTTATAAGAACTTCTTCGGGCGTAAAGTCGAACACCTCATCAACTTCTGGAATGTCCCAATAATCAAACTCTCCATTTGGTACATTTATTTTATATACTAAACTGAAACGACTTGTCTTTTTTAATGTGCTAGATGGTAATTTAATAGACATTGCTTTCCTTTGTACTTCTCCATATGTTGAAGAATTAGGGACCGGAATTGCCTTAAGTTTACCAAAACGATCACTGCTATCATCTATATTCATCCAATACTCTTTAAGAGTAATATTATTATAGCCAAAAAAGTCAATAGCATTTAGTATTGCTTTATAAGTTCCTACAAAAGGTTTAATGTCATGTAATTCTAAAAGTAACTCTTTTCTTTTTTGATTTAACAGAATATGGTCTGGCGCCATTTCTGAAATATCATGATCTTTAAACAATAGAAAATCTGTTTCATCTAACCCGGAGCCTAAGTTTCCTAATAAGACTTTAAGCCTTTCATCCTCAGCTTCAACTTCTCCATAAAATTTAATTTCGGCAACAATAGTTTCAGAAATAGAATCTTTTTCGTATATTTGTAATGTACGATGATGTCTTCCTTCATCGAATGACATTAGCGTAATATTAATAGCTATCGCTGAATTATCTAAATCATCTATCTCCTTATAGCCATTATCATTTAGATCCAAATCCGCGTCTACTATATTAATAGTGTTACCTAACGTCTCATTAAATATAACTCCGCCTGGAGAAAAATAGTATAGAGTATCTGGCGCATCAAGAGGAACTGTAAAAGTTAAAATTCCATTCGTTCCAGGCGTTCCATTATATGTTACACCATTGGTATAAGTATCTGCCATAACACCGGGAGATATCTCACCGTCAGGTGTCTCAGAAAAAGCCATAATATATTGTGAATTACTCACATCTGTTTGACTAAACATATAAGTAAATCCACGCTTAAGTGTAAGTTCGGGTGCAAAAACCCCACCGTTTGGAATACCGTCGTCTGCAAAATCTAATTTAAAATTAGTGCCATCGTCTACTGCAGTAGTCACGAAAAAATAAGTTTCAACTTGTGTGTTGTTAGTAATATCGATTAAATCAAACGATTGTGTTTTCTTTTGATCTATGTTAATAATACCATTTTCAAGTTTGGTGCCATACATAATAATATCATCAGATGTGTCAAATTCGTTAATCCATCTGAATTCTAATGTACTACCATATGGAGAATTAGAAGTAGGGTAATTTAGCCATATTTGATTATCCTTTTCAACTTCTTCGAGTATAAATAAATTTACAGTTTCATATATGCCAGAAGAAACAGGATCCATATGAACAGTACCCCTATAAACCCCATTCTCATCTTGAACAAAGTTAAAATCATGCTCTACACCCCTAAAAAATCTAAGTTTTTGAAACATTATCTTATATTAGTATCGTCTTTTTTAATCGTATAGTTTTTATAGCCTTGTAATGTTTTTATAGCTCTAATAATTCTATAAAAATAATCATTTAAAAATACCAAAAAGGTGTATACAATATCATTTCTTTGAATGTGCTGAGATATGTTATCGTTAAATAACTTATCTTTATAATCATAACCTAAATTGAGTCTATTATCTTTTCTAGTATTCTTGTAATCATATAGTTTTACAAGTTTATATTTAAACAAGTCCTTAAATATATTCATGACGATCTTCTAACTATTGATTTTCTATCAGTTGCTTGTAATCTAGTGTAAACAGTTCTAGGTACCGGAGTTTCATCAAACGTAACCGTTAAAGAAGCATCTTCATTAATAGCGGGTATATCTTTAATCATTTCTCCATCTCTGTCTAACCAGCCTCCTCTAAATACAGCAACCTCTTCTTTTTCCATAATAATATCTCCATATTCATCTAAACCAGCAACATCGGCCGGAATTGGATCTCCTTGATTAATATTAACCAATGATTTTTCTTCTATTTTTTTAAAGAATATAAACTTTTGTTTACCATTACCAATATCTTCTAGTACAATCGGCTGACTTGGTACAACTTTAGTAGTAATAGACTCATAATAACCTAGTCTTCGTGCAGTCTCTTCAGTTTCCGATACGAATGTAACGTTTACGGCATCTACTCCTTCTACTTCTTCTAAAATATAAATAATATCAGATTTTGGTAATTTATCTCTTCTAGTAATATTTAGTAAATATTTAGAAACTACATCTCTTATATCATTAAATATATCTTCTTTTCTAAAACCTTCAAAATATCTAACTGAAATATCCATAGAATAATATCTAGCTTTAGGCTCTACAAATTTAACTTCAGTAGTAACCATTTGTTGACCGGACTCCTGTAAAACTCCAGACATAGCAGCGTATTCATTCACGTCAAAAAACATTTCATTTATAGGCAATGAAAAATAATCCATATTTTTTGCTAGTTTTCTTTTAACATCAGGAATAGCAAAAATATAAATAACATTATCATCATCTAAATATTCATCATCTACTGTATTGTATGCATCAATATAAGAGAATATACCATAGCGACTTAAGAAATATTCATAATGATCTGGTGTAGCTAACACAAAGCTTTTAGATGCCATAGGTGCAATTAACTTTGTAAACTCGGTAGACTCTCTATCTGCTCCCATTTTGGGAGAAGACGTGACCGTAGCTTGTAAAAATTTATTTAAGTCATACGAATTTCCTAAAGAATCTGATCCTTCATCAACCCATTTAAAAGTTAATTCTGTAGAATCGTCTAAGTTACCTTTAGCACCATCATGCTTGATATATTCTATTTCTATAGAAGCCCCTGAAATTGGAATTTGGCCAAAGTTACCGTTTCCAAAATAAATATCTAAGCCGCCGCCTATACCAGTTTTAATAATATAACCTTTATCAGAAGGTAACATTTCATATAGAGAATTAAACTTAGTCCATAGCTCTCCATTAACAGATACAGAAACTAAATTATGGTCTGTAAAGCCACCGGGCTGTATATTGAAAGATTGAAGTTTTACACCCGTTGCAGTTACAGTTTGTGTTTCTATTTTACCTTGAAGTATAGAAGCAGTAAACGTACTATTATTAGTTTTTTCTATTCTAAATTGATCTTTATTGGTTCTGACCATATATGATAACCCGTTTGCGTCAAATGAAATCTCAGTATTTACAGGTATATTAATTGCATCTCCTACCACTTTGCTTAAATCAACACCAGCAGCCCACCTAAATGTAATTTCTCCAAATGCTGCAAATCCTCTCGTAGGATCGTGACCGGCTAATCTAGAAAGGCCATATATAGATTCAGGCTGCTGAGCAGTATATATGTTTTGCTCTACTGTAGCATCTTCTATATAAAATAATAACATTTCACCTATTTCACTCATAACTTCTAGTATTTGTGAAAACGGAGAAGCCGTGGTAAATAAAGTGCCAGCCCTATTATAGATTCTACCTATATATGTTTTAGCATCTGTTATAATTTCAGAAGCTACTACTCTAGTTGTATTTAAAAATTTAAACTCTGCCATCTTATGCGTTGTTTTATTAACTTATATAAACTTGTAATAAGTACTTAGAGTCTATAGTTATATCTACGTATGCTATATCTCTTACTGTACCTTTAACAAAACTTACATCAGTTGATACATTATATTTTTTTGCTAGCGGACAATAAAAGCTTATTTGTTGATCGATAACCGATTTTATTTGAAAATTATTATAGTTTAATGAATAAATTAAGTCCTCTAGATTACATCCAAAATCAGTATTTCCTAAAACCTCTCTTTTATTAGTAAATAGTGTGGTTTCTATTTGTGTTATAAGTTGAGCAATTTCACCATCGCTATGTACTTTAAGAGGATTGTAGTTAGGGTCGCCTATTGTTTTGATGTAGAGTTCCATCTAGTATCTATTCAACTTTCTTTTATTATGAATGCATCATCCAATCGACACCTTCATCTCCCTTTATTTCTTCTATAATAGATGAAAGTTCTTCATCTCCCATAGATTTTATTTCTGAATAATCAAATTCTACATTACCTGGTAAAGAAAATTTGAATACTCCCAATTTTGCACCTAAAGATTGCTTAACTTTAGCTGAAACATATCTAAAGAAAATCTCATCAGAATACAATGCACAATCAGGTATAGTTTCATATACTTCGAGTACGACATCACCCTTAGGAGTATCCCCCATAAATTTAAGTTCTCCGGTTAATTGTGAGTAATGAAACGAAATAGGGTTTTCCATAATTTGCCTAGATAAATCAACTAATGATTGATTAATTACATAGTATTGTAACTCTTCTGCACCCCTAGCCGCACCGTCACCATCGTATACATTTCTGAATAACATACGCTCTAATGCAAAATCGGCTCCACTTTCAAATCGTAAATCCATGCCACCTCCGGGTTGATTCCATCCGCTTGCTAGGTCATATAAGCCAAATACAGAATAAACCATACCTCCTCCATCAACGCCGGCGTCTGGTAAGTGTAACGCACGATGTGCTTTAAAATAGTCCGTATTAAATACGTCATTAGGCACATGATAATAGTTTTCTTTTACAGAATACTCATAGTTTTTATAGAACCATTTTTTAGCTCTTTTCATTATATTAAGAACCTCCTTTTTAGGTAGGTTTATAGGAATCATACATGCTCCGGTTAAGTCGTCTGCAATTTCATCTAGGAATAAGTTTTCACACTCATTACTAAATTCTCTTGGAGTTCCTAAGCTTTCATTACTTCCACTTCTAATTTCGCTCATTTTACGATTTTATTTTTTTACTTACGACAACCTCAGTGTCTTCGAATCTAGCATCATCAGATATCATACCCTCTCTAAATATGCCTCCGGTCATTTTGCCTTTGAAAATACCATCCCTACCAAATACATAGCTATTAATAACTTTACAGCTTCCATGCACATAACATGACTCCACTTTAGATTCCTTAACTTCAGTAGACTGGTATAAGTTACACCTCAATAGCATAGAACCGTCTAATTTACAACCAAAAAGGTCACACCCTTCTATGTTGCCTTTAATTTCACAATCAACAAAATCATACCCCTCTAATTGAAAGCATACTGGAAATTTACCATCTTTAACTTGAACGTGACCTATATTTGAATCATAATTGACTATGCCTTCGGTCATACCACCTTGTGTTATAAGATTCATAACTTTATGTTTCATGCGATCCCAATACATGTCTATAGTCTCACCATGACTATTAAGATCTACTAAAATTTCTATCTTAGGCCAATTCTTATTTACGTTTCTAAAGTCCCTTAAAGATAATGCAACTGGCTCGTTCTTATGTAAAATTCTACGAAGCTCTAATTTATTCTCTTCTGTAAAATTAGAATTATTACAAGATTTCCACATTTGATAAACAAACATTTCCCATAAGTAAAAAATAGAGTCTTGCTTATCTTCATAATTTTTACCTCCTAGATATCTAAATTCCAAATAGTTTTTAAGTTTCTTCTCAAAATTAATTCCATAGTACTTAGTATTTGGGAAATCATAGTTATGAATAGAAGTGTTGACTGAATCATAGTGGAATGCGTCAACTTTTGGCATAACCCACTTAATGCTTTTAGCATAAACTGAATCTTCTCTATCGGGAAATAAGCTATAAACTTGTTTCTCATTAAAGTCCAAAATAAACTTAAGAGTGTTCATTCTAGAAATCATATTCTTATCCTCTAAAAAATCTTTATCAAATGAAAGATTTAAGTGAATTCCAGATCTTTCAGTTGTATAACCATTTTCTCTGATCCAACCTAAAACCTTAATCATAAGAATTCTAGCATTTCTATAAGGCATAGCCCCAGTGACAAGCTCCATTAGACCTTTACCACCTGACATATCTGGTTCTATCTTAAACTCCTTGTCAGTTGGTTCAAAATCAGAATGTGCTTTGTCTTCTATACTAATAGAGCGGCCTAAAAGATCCTCCAATTGCTTGGTGGTTTCTTTTAGGCCCAATTTAGAATAAAATTCAAACTCTACTCCACACAGTGAAGCGTTAAGTATCTCTGCTCTATTAGAATTTTTATGAAGTTTGTTCATCGGGACCGATATACTTTTCTTTTGGTATATATCAATCTCGATATGACATCATATTATGATGGTAGCTTTAAGAACACTTTTCTAGTTTCAGCTTCTATTCTGGTTATTTGAACGGTAATATTATCACCGCCCTTAAACACTTTAATTAAATCTTCGCCAACTTCACTTATGTGTAATAAACCAACTATACCTTCTTCTAAAGTTACAAAGATTCCATAGTCTTTAACTGCTTTAACTTTAGCCTCAACCGTACTAGGAACCTTATATCTTTCGTTTATATTGATCCATGGATTGGTTTCTTCAAGTGTTTTTTGAGTTAACGTAATCTTTGTATTAGAAACTATTTCTTTAATTAAGAATTCTATTTCTTCTCCAGGTTTAATACTTTGTGATTTATGTTTCTTAAAGGTTTCTTCATCTAAATCATTTACGTGAATCATACCAGTTAAGCATGTGTTAAATTCACAGAATACGCCATATTTAGCGGTTCCGGTTACTATTCCAGAAACTTTTTCAGTAATATTTTCTCGAAGCTTAGATATTTCAACCGGAATCATAGCCTGCAAATACTTTCTATGAGACACTACAATCGTACCTCTTTCGGGAGAGAATGAAACAGGTACAACATACATTTCTGAACCAACAATTGATTCAAAATCATGTAACTTATTAATACCAGCAAGAGAACCTGGCATAAAGCAGTCTACGCCTTGTACGTTAACGACATATCCTCCAGCTGAAATCATTTCTTTAACAACACCAGTCCATGCAGTGTCTGCCGAATCTATGCCCTCTCTTAGATCCATAAAGATACGTTGACGCATACCTCCAGATATAGTTCCTATAATGTTGCCTCTTTCGTCGTCATTAGTACCTTCAGTTATAAGAACAGATACTTCTTCGCCTGGCCTTACGTCTCTATATTGAGGATCCTCCTTGGAAAGTTTAACAAAGACAAGTTGACGATAGTTTACATCAACAGTCGCGTGCGTTTCATTAATACCATAAACTTTACCATCATAAATAACTCCAACTTTTAATTTAGGAATGAATTCAGATTCTTTTTCTCTGTTAGTCAAAATATCATAAAACTCTTGAGCATATGACTCTCTAGAAAATACCTTATCTGTACCTTCTACTTTAACATGAGGATTAGATGTTCTAAGAGTTTTTGGACAATCAGCTGCATACCCATCCCAATCAAATTCACCACTGTCAAGAGTCCATTTATCTCTCTCGCTTTCGATCCTTACTTCTGTTTGTTCTTGTTGAGCTGTTGACTCAGGTTGATTTACTTCAACCCCCTCGATGGCCTTTTTATTAATTCTAGGCCTTGATTTTTTTTGTGACATTTATTTTTTATATTAAAGGTGTAACATATTATATATCTATTAAACTGTGATTCCTTTCCACGGTGTAATAATTGGAAGAGGAGGAACCGATGTCGATAATCCAACATAAATCCCGCTAATGCTAGCTAAGTGGTCTTTAAACCCCTTAATTATATCATCTAACATTTTAGAAGTCGCAATATTAAAATCTCTCTCATTATCATATTTTGAAAAAGCATCTTTAAACCCCTTGGCAATGGGCTTTGGATTTCCGGGAAATAAGACTATAACACCAGGAGCGGGCGTAGGGGATACCGAAACAGGTGGCAAAGGTAAGAAAGCACCTGGCGCCATTGCAAATGTCCAGTATGCAACTACAGCTGTGCCAATGGGCAACATTAAAGGAACAGAAGGTTTTGGTCCTTTATCAGAATGCATAATTTTTAAAACTCCGAGAATAGCCAAAAATATAGCTTCTTTTGCAGTATTCATAGCTTCATTATAAATAGTTGGATTTATAGGCCTAACTTGTTGAATAGAAGTTCCTATTGCTAAATGATATTCATCAGTTATTTTTCTAGCCAGCTTTCTTAGTTCTTTATCAGTATCTAAAACTTCAATAGTTTTTTCTGGATCTTGTGGATCTGGAATCTCTATCATATCAGACACTGGCATATCTTCAGCTGGAATAACTCCGCTTGCGCTACCGTTCTTATTTTGAAAGAACGTCGTCATATTTGTTTTAAATAACTCGAAGCTCATTATAATATGCTTTGAACATTAAACTCTTCTTGATAATCTTCTAATAGTCTAAAATATGTTTTAATTACGGTCTTATTAGAGAACTCTTCTATATTATATTTAACTATCGTTCCGAGTTCGACTTCTTCTTCTAGACCTTGTATTCTACTAGCCATTATCTCTTCTCTAGCAGATGCATCGCTTGGAAGATCTCCTGATTTTTCAACGTTATACGGTATTCCTTCTGGAGAAGTTTCAGTTGCCATAACCTGATTACCATGCAAGAGTATTTCCTCTTCGTATTCTTCTCCTACAATCTTTTGACCCTGAACATCTATCTTAAAATCTTCAACATATTCTTGACATCTATTTCTAATTCTAGTAAAATCTAAAACTATAGATGATCCACTAGTTGTTATAGGTCTATTAACTTGCGTAAAGTCAGTTAATCTATGATATAAATTTTTATTACCATCGTATCCTCCCCTGACAGACAAAATAATTATATCTTCAAAATCATTTGGATTTGCGTCATATGTTAATTTCTCAATAGTTCCTTCTCTATTTTGAAATATATAAGCAATTGCAGCTGCAACACCAACAACATCGCCATTACTAAGTTTGTCCGATAGGCTGGAAATAGAATCTCCAAAATCGTGACTTCCAGAAAATGTAAAAGTTTTGTTTCCGGCTTTTAAGTTACTACTCAAAAGGTCTTCGCATGCAGAAATAATATTGCTGGCTACAGTATTATAGGATTGGCTAACGGTATGTGAATTGCCGTATATATCGATAAGATTGTCAAAAGTCATTGCCTATCATTTTTGCTGGATAAAACCCGGCCCTTCATTAGCTTTTATCTTAGTTTGCAAGTTAATCATGGCCGGTAGTTGAGGAGGTAAAGGAGGACCCGAAGGACCTACGCCAGTTGGATGAGTATGGCCGTTAAACTGAGTTATAATCTCAGCTAATAAATCTGCTAAAGTTTGACCTTTGACTGCAGGTTCAGCAGTGTCGGTTCCGTCTGTAGCGATGTATATTTTATCAGAATTAATGAATATCTCACCTTCTGGAGAGAATCTAATCATGGGCTGATCCGTTTGAGAATCTCCGGTAGTCATGACTAAGCCATCTTCTGGAGACCAATAAATTCTCACGTTTCTTTCAGCATCATACACTAAGGATATAACGTCATATGGTCTCTCGCTATTCTGAAGTACGTCTGTTTTTAAGTCAGCATTTTGATTAACTTGAAATAAGTATTCAGGGTGGTAGATGTCGCCATTATCAAATCTAATACCAACAATATCGCCTACTCTTGGTACTACATGATGACCAGGTGTCATTCTATTCATTGGAGAAGCCCACGGAATAGCTTCAACCGGAATAGTATCAAACTTACCAAATACTTTGACTTTACATCGACCG